AAAGTTTTATTTCGTTTTCTTGGAGTCCTGATTGGTCTTTTTGTTTGACTTTTTGGTTTAACTTCTATAACATATTTTTTTATTTGACCACTTCTTTCCTTTAATTTAACAAAAAAGTCTGGAAAATATTTGTGAACTTTACCATCAATAGGTGAAACATAAGGAATAAAAAATTCTTCACTTCCCCACTCTAGAACATCAATTTTTCTATCGCAGTATTTCATAAATTTAAGTTCCCAAGAACTTCTGTATATTATATTTCTAACATCACCTTTATACTTTTCTGGGTTTTGCGGATTAAATCTTCCTTTGTGAAATTTATCTCCCATTTTTCAACTACATAATATATAAGTAAAAGTATTTATTTTAGTGCTATGGCATTAGCTAGACATTATAAAGTGTCAGAAATTAAGCAGAAGTTATTGCACCCAGCACAAACTTCAGTATATTCTGTTGAAATTACAACAAATCCAAATGTAAATAAATTTTTAGGCGCAACATCAATAGGAACAAATCAAGAAGCTTTTAATTTATCTTGTTGTGAAGCAAGTCTTCCAGGTTCTAGTCTTGCAACTCACGAGGCAAGTAATGATTATCACGGTTCCACCGAAAAAATGGTTTATAGAAGAATTTATGATGACACTATAGATTTAACTTTTTATGTGGATTATACATATTTGACTTTAAAGTATTTTTTGGGATGGATGAGTTTTATTGTTGGTGAAGGTAGTTATTTTAATCAAAATGAATTTTTATCAAAAGAAACCTTTCATAGGATGACTTATCCAGTGAGTTATAAAACTAATATTAGTATACTTAAGTTCGAAAAAGATATAAGTCCAAAAAGTAGAAAATATCTTCTTGGATATGATTTTGTCGGTGCATTTCCAATTAACTTAACTTCAATTCCAGTTTCTTATGATCAAAGTGATTTGCTTAAAGTTACTGTATCATTCTCATATCAAAGATACGTGATTAAGAGGCAGTTTAGTCCTTACAGTTCTTCTGGAACACTAAGTAGTCCAGGAAATGCTTTTGGTGCTCCACCAGAGAGTCCTACAGAACAAGCACAAGGAAATAGTAACTACTTTACCTCTGTTTCAGATATATTTGTAAACTCTCAATTTGGATATGATACGACGGGTCAATCTGGTCAAACTGGACAGAATTTAACTATAAATCCTTTAGGTTCAGGTAGTGGAATTAATGGGCAAGTAGGAGATTTCTCATCTACTTCTACATCTAACTTTATTGCATAACCATAATAAATAAGACACCTGAATTGTATAGGAGATTATGCCTTTACCAAAGATTTCTACACCAACTTATGAGTTGGAATTGCCATCAACTGGACAGAGTATTAAGTATAGACCATTTTTAGTAAGAGAAGAAAAACTTTTAGTTCTTGCTTTAGAGAGTGAGGATACTAAAGAAATTTCAACCGCAATTAAAACTGTAATTAAAAATTGTGTTCAAACTAGAGGAGTTAAAGTTGAAACTCTTCCAACTTTTGATATTGAGTACCTCTTTTTAAATATTAGAGGAAAATCAGTGGGCGAAGTAATTGAGGTTAATTTAATTTGTCCTGATGATGGAGATACTGTTGTCAAAAAAGAAATCGCAATCGATGAAATTGAAGTTAAGAGATATGATGACCATACAAATAAAATAAAGATTGATGATAGTTTGATGATGGAGATGAAATATCCATCATTGGACCAGTTTATCAAGAATAATTTTGATTTCTCTTCTGGTGAGACTAGTATGGATCAATCTTTTGATTTGATTGTTGCTTGTATCGATAAAATTTATAATGATGAAGAAGTTTGGTCTTCTTCTGATGTTACAAAGAAGGAATTGGTTGATTTCTTAGAGCAAATGAATTCAACTCAATTTAAACAAATTGAGAAGTTTTTTGAGACTATGCCAAAGTTATATCATTCAGTTACGGTTGAAAATCCAAATACTAAAGTTGAAAGTGAAGTTGTTCTTCAGGGACTATCCAGTTTTTTCGGGTAGCCATGGTCCATATGGACCTTGCTAACTATTATAAGTTAAATTTTGCCTTGATTCAGTATCATAAATATTCATTGACTGAAATAGAAAATATGATGCCGTGGGAACGGGATGTTTATGTGACTTTGTTGGAACAACATCTGGAAGAAGAAAGACAAAAACAGCAGCAAAAGAGTTAGCAATTTATGGCAGTCGAGGATCCTACTAAAAAACAAATAGAAGAAGTAGATCCAGAAATTGCCGAAATTCTTGGGTTAGAGGATACTTTCGACTTTGATCAAGAGGAATATTTAACTCTTCTCAAAGAGAAGATGGTCGAAGCAAGAATGAATGATAGTAAGTTTTCATCGGAACAGGCGATGAAAATTACTGATGAATATAAGCGAGTAAAAAATTTAAAGGAATCTAAGTTCACTGCCCCTAAAAAGACTGTGAATCCAGATTCCTTTTTTGGTCGCAAGAAAGAAGAGAAAGAACAAAAACCAATTACAGATACATCAAAACTATTACCTGGTTCTGGGGGTTCTCTGGCAAAATATCAACCGCCAGAAGAACCAGAAGAAAAAAAAGAACCAGAAGTAGATAAAAATTCTGAAAAAATTGAAAATATTGAAAATTTTTTAAATGGTTCTTTACTTGACATTGTAAAAGAAATAAGAAGTTTAACAGAAGATATTTTAAAAGTATTTAATAATCAGGCAAAAGTAAATAAAAAGGGACAAGAAAAATCTAGGATTGAGAGTAACAAACAGAAAAAAGCATCAAGAGAAAATAAATTAGAAGCACAAAAAGAATCAAAAGGATCAAAATTATTAGAGAAAATAACAAAACCATTTACTAGTATTTTTGATACTATTAAAGATTTTATATTAAATATTCTTCTCGGATCTTTTGTAGTTTGGTTACTTAGTGTATTAAAAAATCCTAGAAAACTTTTACAACCTATTCAGAATTTAATTAATGGTATTGTTGGATTCTTTAACACTGTTCTAAACTTTATTGATAATCTTGTAGTTAAACCTATAAGAGATTTTATTAGTACTATGAATTCGGCAATAAGTGGGTTTATAGATTTATTAAATAATGCTCTCAAATTTTTGCCAGGATCTCCACAGATACCAGATCCTAAGAATGGAGTGCTTCCAAACATTCCTGCTATGCCTCAAATTACTCCTCCAGACATAACAGGGCAAAATAATCAACAACAAAATCAACAGCAACAACCCGCCAAGACTCCTAGTGTTAATGTTAGATTTGGTGGTGGACCTATTACAAAAAATAAACAAGTATTTGTTAAGAATGTTGGCGGATCTATGTCTGGAGGAACAAAAAAATCTCCAGAAATTGGAAATGACACTGCTTCCAACTTCGGAGGAGTTGTAAATAGAGATACTGTTAATACAAGAATTTCTGGATTGGGTCCAGATCAATATTTAACTGCGCTTTCTTTAGGTGAGTATATATTAAAACCTGGAGCAGTAGACTTTCTAGGTGGTGAACAGTATTTAGATACTGTTAATAGATTGTTTGGGGGAACTAACCAAAGAAAAATTGCCAGTATGGGCGATATTAAAATTGAAGCAATGAATACTGGTGGTTCTGTTGGCCGAGGAGATGGAGAAAGTGGTAGAGGACGAGGAGGAGGCAGATCTTCTGGGTCATCTCCTGGTGGTATAAAGGGACCATCAACACAACCACCAACAAAATTGGATCCTGTAGACTCTAAAAAATCTACAGAATCACCTCCATCAAAAGATGAATTGGACCTAAAATTACCACCCGATTCTCCAAGAGTACAAACAAAAGATGGACGACAGTTAATTCCCGATCAATATACAAAAAATACAAAACATACTACTTATATAAAAGTTGGAGAAAAAAATCCAAAAAGTTATATTTTGAAGTATGAGAGGAAAGGTGATACAAAAGAACCAATATATGTTATAAAACAAATTAATAAATTAGTTCAGAGTTCCTTCCTTGGACTTAATGATAAATTAACAGGTGTAAATGTTAAGAGTGCAGAAGGTCAATCAGTTTTGGCATCTACAAATGCAAGGAATTGGTTTAATGATTATGATAATATGGGACTTTTAGATCCTAAAAAAATAAAATTAGTTCCAGATGAAAATTCAGATCTTTGGTTCTGGTATACAAGATCATATAAAGCAAATTATGATTATTGGAAGAAAAATGGTAAGATAACTGATAATGATGCCAGACAGCGAGGATACAAATCAGCTGAGGAGTATATCAAACATCTGTCAGCACGCGCTGCCGCTGAATTTGCTATGCCTGGAAAAAATAAGGATGGTGAGGGACTTACACTTATGCCAGGCGCGGATAATCCTGCTGCGGCACCAGAGCATCTTAAAACAGTTGCCGTAGATTCTGATGTTAATAATTCTTCAGGATCTGATAGTTCATCATCACCTAATAAAACCATAATAGATCCTAATTTTAAGATAGAAGGAGCAAAGGTTAAAGAGTCTTATCTTAATGCATTAAGGGATGGAACTTATACTGGTAGCGGAAAACAAGGATCTTCTGGAACTAGTGGAACTCCTGGAACTCCTGAAACTCCTGGAACTGGTGGTGGATCTGTATCCAATTTCTTAAAATTATCCGGAACTCCAGCAACTGGTGGTGGAACTCCAGCAACTGGTGGAGCAACTCCAGCAACTGGTCGCGCACCTCTAGCAACTGGTGGAACTACAATATTGAACCCCACAAAGACTGCTGCTTCAATGCCTTGGGTATTCGAGGCAGCACGGAAAGCTAGAGAAGATGCAAGAGCAGAAGGACTTTCTCCAGCAGAAGTTGAAAGAAGAGTTGTTGAAGCATCAGAAAGAGCTGTAAGAGAAGGTCCTTCACCTACTGTAACTACTGTAAATCAAAACATAATAAAACCTGTTATTCCACCGACCACTATAAATCAAAACTCAATACAACCTGTTAGACAACCAACTATTCCAGGAACACCAGAAACAAAATCATCCCTAACCGTTTTACCAATGGCAGGTCCAGGATCCGGTGGTCAAGGTGCTCCTAAATCTGGAAATACATCTACAGGAACAACACCGCAAGTTTCTTTTGCTTCTTTTGACCAAAGGCACACCACAATAGTATCCGTAGCAGCAATTTACAATATCTGGGGAATGTAGAGGAAATTATAAATGCCAGCACCATTAGTAGCCGCAATAGTTAGAGGAGTAGCATCTCAGGGGATAAAGAAAGGAATTACCCAAGGAGCAAAACAATTTGCTAAGGATAAGATAAAAGATGTTGCTAAAGAGAAAGCAAAATCTTTTATTAAAAACAAAAAAGATAAAGATGGTGGATTAGTAAAAAAATCTGATGATGGTGGATCTGGTGGTGGTTTTTTTGGTGGTGGAGGTAGTGGTGGAAGTGGCGGTGGTGGTGGTGGAGGTTCTTTAATTAAGTCTAAAAAAATTGATGTCAATAAGTTATCTTTAATATCCAATGAAAAAAATGATGGTAGTGATAAGAAAGACCAGAGTAAACCTTTTACTGGTGAAGAATTAATTCAAGAACTTAATAAGATAAAAGATAATCTAGTCAAATTAAAAGAAATATCTAGTAATAATTTAGCAAATAGTATAAAGAATAATTCTTTATTAAGAAAACAGAGAGAAAAAGCAAAGCGTGATGAAAAGGAAGAGAAATTAGAATCAAATAAGAATAAGAGAGGTTCAGAGAAGCCAAAATCAACAAAAGGTGTTGAGGGCCCTGGATTTTTAGATTTGATTTGGGGATTTATTAGTAATGTATTATTAGGATCTTTGGTGGTCTTTTTATTAAAGCACGCACCAACTATCATTAGAATGTTTAAAGATATTGCTAAGGGATTACAAAATCCTTTATATGCATTGAAAATTGGAATAACAACTCTTACGACATTATTTCCAAGACAAATAAGATTTTTAGCGTCAGTAACTAGAAAAATATTAGGACCTCCTGCTAGGTTGATTGGAAAATTATTATTAAAGGCATCTAATGTTCTTGGAAATTTATTCAAGAAAGCTGGGACTGCTATAATCAATTTAGTTAAAAATCCTATTAAAAATTTAGCTAAAAAAATATTAGGTCAAGCAGGAACTCAAACTGCTAAAAATGTTGGACAATTTGTATCCAAAAAAGTAGCTCCTGCGGCTGCTAACGCTGCAGGAAAGGCTGCAGGGGCGGCAGGACAAGCATTAAATGTTGTAAAGAGATTAAAATTTTTATCAAAGGCACTTAAAAACGTTCATGTTGTAGGAGCACTTATTGGAATTGGAATTGATCTTGCATTGGGAGAAAGAGTTGATGTGGCAGCTGCCGGTGCTATTGGTTCTGCTTTAGGTTCTGGTATAGGTTTAGCACTCGGAAAGGGTGGTGCTCTTGCCCTTACTATATCCACAGGTGGTCTTGGCATATTAGCTGCTCCATTTATCATTGGAGCTTCTACATTTATTGGTGGAGCTGTTGGTGATTGGATAGGAAAAGAGATTTATAAAAAAATGGCTGGAATACAGTCTTCAGCAGATAAAGCAGCACCTGTTGACCAAAAATACGCTGCTGGTAGAATTGGTTCCACAGTAGCTGCTGCTAGATCTCAAGGAAGATCTGGTCAAAACCCACAATCCCCACCATCAGATTCATCGACCAAACTTTCTGGACAAACTCAAGAAAATGCTGAGAAAAATATTTTCAAGGATGAAAAACATCTCAATGTTTTCTCAGAAATTAGAGAAAAATTAAGAACAAGTTCTTTTGTTGGGGAACTACTCCAACTTGGAGCTGATATGGCAATTGGTGAAAAGGTTAATAAGACAAGGACTGATATTGCCGCACAACAAATAGGTTCTTCTATCGGAAGAGCTTTATCAGAGAATGAACTTCAAGTCTTTGGTTTCAATAAAAAACTTATAGGACCATTTTCAGAAGAACTTACAAAATGGGCTAAAGGTAAAATATTTAAAGATTTGACTTCAATTTCATTCCCGTCTTATGATAAAGCAAAAGAAGAAGAATCTTCATCTGGAACACAACCCGGTCAATCAGGAGATCCAAATGACCCAGGTTCAAGTGCTGGTCCAGGAGCAATAGTAACTGGAGGAACAGCTGATTTTTGGGCAATGGCTGCTGTTGCGTCTTTAGAAAATTCAAATCCACAAGGGCAAGCAGATGTTGCACAAGTGCTTTATAATCGCCTTGCTTCAGGAAAATATACTGGCAAGTCAATTAAGGAATTAGTTATAGCTACTAATCAATTTCAACCAACCAGGGAAGGGGATCCAAAATTATGGGCAGCAATTTCTGATAAACAAAGTGCAATCGCGGCAGTAGCATCTCATCCAAGAGGAAGAAAAAATGCTGCTAGTATGGTTGAGAATG